CCCGAGCAATAGACGGTGATGTAAGGTACAACGGCAACATGTTTGAGGTATACTCAAGAGGATGTTGGACACCATTGTATTCTAATACAGCAGACGTNCAACTAACGCCTAGGGATGTTGTGACACTTGATTGGGCAAGACGTAAGATGTTAGACGAAGAAAGAGAAAACGAACTGCTTAACAAACACCCTGCGCTTAAAAAAGCAAAGGAAAACTACAATACAATAAAGGCTCTAGTAGAACATGACAAATAAAAAGTATTACACATGGCAAGATGTAGAAACTGCGGTCACTGCTATTGCAGTTCAAATGTACAAGGACAAATGGCGGCCTGATTACATTGCTGGCATTACTAGAGGTGGGCTACCTATTGCAACTATGCTCAGTCACTTAATTGATGTTCCTATGCACACACTGGATGTTAGATTGCGTGATAACACCTATATGGGTCCTGAGAGCAATTTGTGGATGGCCGAAGATGCATTTGGTTATGTTTCTAACGAACTAGAGCAACCCGCTCCCGATTGTCGATGGGATATTAGCAAGCGCAAAAATATTCTTATTGTAGACGATATTAACGACACAGGTGCTACCTTCAACTGGATTAAAGAAGACTGGCAGAGCGGATGTCTGCCGTCCGAACAATACGCTTGGGATTCAGTTTGGAGCAACACTGTGCGGTTTGCTGCTATGACAGAGAATACTAGCAGCAACTTTGGCGATGTTCAATACCTTTGGGACGCAGTAGATAAAAAAGAGAAAGACCAATGGTTAGTGTTCCCTTGGGAAAGTGATAGGCTGCACCCCGGAGACTAGGTCTCCAGCTTTAGGAAACTACGTATGTAAGTAACTTGTTGATTTGATTGACAAAAACCTAAATACATGGTACAATGTATTAATGATGGAAAAGACATCCACGTCAGAAACTCGGAGAAATAATGACACAAGCAATTTCAGAAGTAATTAAACAACGTTTAGATAATGCAGGCGACCGTTATTGGGCAGGCGACAATATATCTGCGCACATTCGCGAAGGCGAGAATGAAAAGCTAATTGACGAATTAGCAGATAAGTTTACTAGCGTATTAGACAGTCTAGTTATTGATCGATATACTGATCCAAATTCAATGGATACCGGCCGTAGGCTAGCTAAAATGTATATTAACGAAGTAATGAGCGGCCGCTATAACCCTGTCCCAAAGGCAACTGCATTCCCAAACGAAGGCATTGAAGCTTATACTGGCATGTTAGTAGTGCGTTCAGAACTGCGTAGTATGTGTTCGCATCATCACCAGCCCGTAACTGGTGTTGCCTACATTGGAATTATTCCAGGTAAGAAAGTAATCGGTCTCAGTAAGTACACTCGCATTGCTCAATGGTGTTCAAGGCGCGGCACTCTACAAGAGCAATTGGCCAACAACATTGCTGAGGAAATACAAAAAGCAACTGAATCATTGGATGTGGCTGTACATGTAGGCGCCGAACACGGATGCTGTACTAATCGAGGAATCATGGCTACTAGCTCGTTAACCCAAACTACTGTGCTGAGAGGAGCATTTAAGTCTGATCCGAGCACAAAGAAAGAATTTTTTGACAACATTAAACTACAACAGTCGTCGGGCGGTAAGGGAGTTTACTAATATGAAATTAAGGTACTCAGAAGTTTTCTCCAGTTTGCAAGGTGAAGGTTTATTTGTAGGCGTTCCCAGCGTATTTTTGAGAACCTTCGGTTGTAATTTTCGTTGTGGGGCATTCGGACTGGAAAGAGGCACTCCTAAGGCCAAACACAACCCCGAAGTACTAGAGCTTATTACAAGTGATAGACTTAATGACATTGACAAGTTTGAGGACTTGCCTATAATTCATACAGGCTGCGATACATACGCTAGTATCTACCCTGAATTTAAGAAATACATGAAAGATGGAGAAGTTGATGATGTGGTCAAACACTTACTTAGTGTTACTCCACAAGGCAAATGGACCATGGATAACGGTCAAGACATCCACTTAATACTTACCGGAGGTGAACCAATGCTATGGCAGAAGTTTTGGCCTAAACTGCTAGAACACCCCGGAATGCATGATCTTAAAAACATAACTATTGAAACCAATGGCACCCAGCCATTGTCACCGGAATTAGCTGCTGCATTGTTGAGCAGGCCCGAGGTGAAGTTGATGTGGAGTTGCTCACCTAAACTAACAGTATCCGGTGAGGCCTGGAAAGCTGCGATAAAGCCTGAAATAGTTGCAAGCTATACCCAAGAACTTCCTAACAGCGACATATATCTCAAGTTTGTTGTAGCAGACAGACGAAGTTGATGTTGAAGAAGTACACACAGCAGTTGGCGAGTATCAATCAACAGGAATAGCGTGTCCTGTATATTTGATGCCGTTGGGTGGCCGCAGTGAAGAATACGAAATGAACGAACAGCGAGTAGCTGATATTGCTATNAAGCAGGGATGGAGGTTCTCACCGAGGCTTCAAATTCAATTGTATGGTAATAAGTGGGGCACGTAGTACTACATAGGAGAAACAGATGAGTTTTTGGAAAAAGATTACCGGACTTGAAAAAATTGAAAGAGAAAGAGCGATTGTCGAGGCTCGGCTTGAAAAGGTAATGGAAGATGTTACCCGAGCGGCAGCCGAAGAGTTTGAGAGAAAACAAGCTCGTGAAGAGGCAGCCAAGGAAGCAGCAGCCGAAAAAGAAAGACTTGATAAAGAAGCTGTATTTAATGCGCTAGACCCAAAAGCCCAAGCAACCCAAAAAGGCGAAGAGTGGGTTCAAGTACTTGACACCCACGTAAATAAAGACAATATCAGAAACGGGTTTTTTGAACTTGATTGGAATGAGTTTTTTATTATACGATTAAGAGCAGAAGGATACGGGCTTGACGCTGATCCAGAAGAAGAGATAGTAGATCGATGGTTCCGTGATATTATTTTTAATATGCTACAGGAGGACGGGTTAGCCACAGACAGAGGTTACGGTTATATTAACGTAGAGCCGATCAGTAATAACAAGTCGGAGGTATCATGACATTCATTTTACTATTCTTATTAAAGGTCTTGTTAGCACTAATGGTAATTGCAGGCATTTTTGCAACAGCAATTGGTCTGCTAACACTGGTTCAGTTTACTCGCTCTAAAAGTCTGCCAATGGATAAGAGTAATAGAATTAACCATATTAGGTTATGGTGGTTTGTGTTAACTCGCCCTGAACTTTTTGTAAACGAATTTCCTTGGCTTAAGAACGACGAGCTCGACAACACCAAGAAGGACTGATCATGGAAGTAAATTCACTAAAGCCAAGTACGAAATTGAAACCACGCGGGTACTCATTGGGTACATGGACCGTGCTTGATCAGCTTCCGGGCCTGCCTGATAATAGAATGCCTCTGTTGGAGGACGAGGGTAATAGATTTACTTTTGGTGTAGATTCCAGACTGCTATCTATTTCGCGTCGATGTGATCTATTTGAATGGGTTGAGCAAACGTTTGAGCCGAACTTATATAAGATTACAGGAGAATTTAAAGAGTACATTTGGTTTGAACAAGAAAAACACCGTACTCTGCTAATTATGAAATGGAGTTGACATCCAGTAACCTATATGCTAAAATATACTTTAAATGAAACATTAACTGGATCTTTTTCATGAATAAGACTTACATATTAGTAGACACTGCTAATCTTTTTTTCCGTGCGAGACATGTTGTACGCGGCGACATTGACACAAAAGTCGGCATGGCACTACACATTACTTTAAATTCTGTAAAGAAAGCGTGGACTGACTTTAACGCAGACCACGTTATTTTTTGCCTCGAAGGCCGCAGTTGGCGCAAGGACTTCTATGCTCCTTACAAACGCAACAGAGCAACAGTTCGGTCAGCAATGACTGCACAAGAAGAAGCCGAAGATACTGCGTTTTGGGAGATCTATGAAGAGTTTACTAACTTTATTAAAGAGAAGACCAACTGCACTGCTATCCGTCACCCTAATCTTGAAGCAGACGATCTTATAGCGGGCTTTATTCAGCTTCACCCCGACGACAATCACGTTATTATCAGCACAGACGGTGACTTTGCTCAGTTGATTGGACCCAAAGTACGGCAGTACAACGGTGTGGCTAACATGACTATTACACATCAAGGCTACTTTGACGAGAAAGGCAAGGAAATAATTGAGAAGAAGACTAAAGAGCCAAAGCCTGCTCCGCATCCTGAGTGGCAGTTGTTTGAAAAGTGTATGCGAGGTGATACTAGCGACAATGTGTTTTCAGCATACCCAGGCGCGCCTAAGAAGGGTACTAAGAATAGAGTCGGCTTAATGGACGCCTTTAACGACAAGAACTTAAAAGGGTATAATTGGAACAATTTAATGTTGCAACGCTGGACTGATCATGAAAAGGTTGAGCATAGAGTACTCGATGACTACAATCGCAATGTGATATTATGTGATTTATCAGCACAACCGGAAGACATACGTGCTATGATTAATGAGACCATTAACAATATTGAAACTAAAGAAGTCACACAAGTAGGAATGCGATTAATGAAGTTTTGCGCCAAGTGGGATATGCAGCGAATTGCAGATCAAGCACAATCCTATGCAACTGCACTAAATGCAAGGTATATAAAATGAAACTATTGCCGTTCGAAGACCAATTAGAGCTTGTAGAAGCAGCAGCTAATGGAATTGCTGTATCGGTTTTTCTTAATGTCGATGATTACGAGGCGCAATATCAAAAGAACTACTTTGCGACGCTAGGATTCAACGGAAAAGAGAAGTGGAAGACATGCACTATATTGTCTGAAATTAAAAATATGCCCGGACATTATGTAGTAGTAGGAAATAACAATCAAATAGTCTGCGGGCTACACGGTGATATTTTCTATGTAGAGGACGAAGAAGCAGACGAGGAGTGGATTGATTAATGACAACAAAAGTTAAAATGATTATTAAAGACAAGTTCTGGATTGTTGAAGAAAATGGCAACCGAATCGGTACGCTAAGCTTAAACGACGATCGATACATGTTTAGCAACAAAGTAGAAACATGTTACTTTGACAACACTCAGCAGATTAAAAAGAAATT